TATAAAAGCAATTATGGTAATATTTATTTTTATCCTAACTGTTTTATATCTAAAAAATTTGTAAAACTTACCAAAAATAAAACTTTAAGTTTAGAAAATTTAAAAGATATTAAAAGTATGGGATTTGAAATTATTGTTACTAATTATAATATTGGTAATATAACAGATTTATTAACTGAAATAGATTAAATTAATTTTTATCTTGTAACAGTATAATTAATTTTGTACTGTTACATAATAAAGATTAATTATATAACTAAATGAAAGGAAAAATAAAACAATGTATGAAATAATTAAAACAGATTTTATTAAATACAAATATTTAATTTTAATTAATGCTAATAATACTTTAACTAAAAATTATTATACTACCTATAAATTAGCTAATGAATTTTATAACGTGGCAATTAATAATTTTGGTAAAGATAATGTAACAATGGAAAGGATTTAAAACAATGCAAATAAAAAATATAATTAATATTTATAATCTTGCCACACCTGAAGAAATTAAGCATGGTGTAACATGGTATAAAAAAGCATATCTTGAAAGCAAAAAAATTGCCTTAAAATATGATATTCCAATACATATTGTTATTGGTGTAATTGCAGGATTATCACCAAATAATAAATGGGATAGAAATATAGAAAATGCTGATACCATGATAAACGCTTTTATAAATGGCAATGCCATTGAAAGTTTCAAAGTATCTACATATAACAAGATGAAAGAAAAAGCTTGGCTGATACTTGAAACAATGCCAAGCTATGAAGAAACAATAACCATTTTAAATGGTAAAAAGATTGTATCATTTTATAAAAATATTAATGGGGATGAAACAGAAATAGATGGTCACGCTAGAAATATATTTTATAATGATAGGCAAGGATTAACAACACCTAAAACCAATATAACAAAATTAGAATATGCAAAAATACAAAAAGCATATTTAAAAGCAAGTAAGAAAATAAAAGTTAATGGTAGTGTTTTAAAAGCTTATGAATTACAAGCTATAACATGGTTAGCATGGAAAAGAATACATAATATTTAATTAACTACTATCATAGAAAGGAAATAAAACAATGCTTAAACATTTATTACTAACTCTATTATATATAATAATAATAGGTTTAATTATATCACTAATATTCATAACTTTTGCCTATGGTTTATTTAATGGTGAAAAAGGTTTTTATCTTATAACATTATTTTTTATGGGATTATTATTTTATATCATGTTTAATTTTCATGATTTAATTTTACATAAATAGAAAGGAAATAAAACAATGAAAAAATTAAATGCAAAACAAAAAGCTGAAATAAAAGAATTAAAAAGTGATGTTAATTTATTAGCTAACTTTATAGATAAATGGTGTACTGTTAACACTATTGGAATGAGTTTAAATCAATATCAAGATTATGTTTTAATTAAACAAATAATAAAAGATGTTAATAGCAAATAATAAAGATAAAATAAATTGTGTAATCTGTAATAAAAAATATATAATATATAAGATGTATATTTTTAGTAACAGGTTACATTGTTTTAAATGTAGTATGGAAAAATTAAAGGGAGTAAATAAAAATGACTATTTCAAGAGATAAAAAAAGATTAAGATTTTGGAAAATGAAAAGACAACAAGTAAGAAAATCTAGAGAATATCACAAAGTATACAACATGAAATATTTTTTAGGTGGTTTTGAAAAATATAGATATGAATATAAAAGGATGGAAAAAAACAATAGGTATATAAAAAAAGTTTATTGACAATTAATTTTATATATGTATTATAATTGTATAACTAAATGAAAGGAAAAACAAAATGACTAAATACTATGTATACGATTTTAATAAAATTAAATTATTCAATATAGGTTTTAATACCTATCAACAAGCATTCGATTTTTGTTTAGGTAAATTTAAAACTGATAAAGATATGGATGAAATAATAATATTAACTAAATAACAATTAAAAGAAAGGAAAAATACAATGCAACAATTAATATTAAAAAATATAGATGTAAAAAGTTTATCTTTTAAAACAAAAAAAGGTAAGATTTGCAATCATTGGATTTTCTTAATTCAAGATAATTTTAGAGATGAGTTAGGAAGATTTACCAAGTTACCAAAAGATGCTAGATTTTGGGATAAAGAACAAGATAAACAATTATCTTTACCATATTAAAAAAACTTATTGACTAACACATTAATTTATTTTAGTGTGTTAGTTATACAATTAAACAACAACAATGGAGAAAAATAAAATGTTAGATACACAAAAATTAATACAATTAGATGATAACTTATTATTTGATATTGACTATGAGAAAACAAGATTAGCAAGTAAAAAATATGTTATCAACACCTTAACTGATAAACCTATTGGAATAGTAGGAAATAGTTTTAAGACTACATCACATAATAATTTTATTGATGCAGTAGAGGGAGTTATAAAAGCAAATAGAACACCATTAGAATTAGCTGATGCAAAAGTAAGAGTATCAACGGCTAAAGATAATGCAGTTATAATTGCTGATATTACCTTACCTAATGTTACAACTAAAATACAAACTGATGTACATGAAACAACAATAGCTGAAAGAATTATAGCTTTACATGGTGTTGATGGTAGTATGAGCAATCAAGTATATTTTGGAGCAATAGATTTCTTTTGTACTAATGGTCAGATTAGTGGAGAATATGACAAAGTTAGAAGAAAAAATACTTCAAGATTTAATATAGATGTATTTGCTGATGAAGTACAAAATGCTAAACATAACTTCTATGAACAATCTAAAAGACTAAATGCTTGGGCAAAAATTACTTTAGATGGTGTTGAAGTAAAAGATATTATTGCTAAAATAGTTAGGTCAGATAGAAAAGCTGATAAAATGAATAGCTTATATTTAAATGAAGTGAGCAATAGAGGTAATAATTTATTCTCTTTATATTCAGCATTTACTAATTACTCAAGTTATGCTGATGAAAGAAATGGATTTAAGCTAAAAGAAATGGGCAATGATACTGAAAGTATATCTATGTGGAATAGAGAACAGGAAGTATCAAAATGGATTAGTTCTAAAGAGTTTAAGGAATTAGAAGTAGCCTAACAACAATAGAAAGGTGTTGCATTTTTGCAACACTTTTCGTTATATAACTAGGAGTATATAAAATGAAACAAGAAATAGAAATTAAAGATATAAATATAAAATTAAATATTACCATAGCTGAATTAGATTTAATAACATCTTCATTAAATGGTAGTCTTGAAGATATAGAAACAGGCAATGATGATTTTTCTTTACGCACTATAGATGTAGGAAAAATACCTTTTTACAAAGTAGATAAAGGTTTATGTCCTCATAATAGAGAATGGTATATTAAATATAGTAGATTAGCTAGTCAATTAAATAGATTATATAATAAAGTTAAACCTCTTGACAACAATTAAATCATGTGCTATTACTTATATAACTAAATAAGAAAGGAAATAAAATGAAAAAACTAAAAACAAAAATCTACTTAGATATGGATGGAGTGATAGCTGACTTCTTTAAAGCAATAGAAAAAAGATACAATGTAAAACATTGGAAAGAAGTAAACATGGAGCAATCAGTATCAGACTTAAAAGGAACTGATTTTTTTGGACACATACCAAAGTTTAAAACAAGTGACAATCTAATTAGTTATATAAATAAAATAACAGATGGAGATTGGAATATCTTATCATCACCATTAAGATACGACAATGATAACTCAGCTTTTTGGAAAAGATATTGGTTAGCTAAACACAAGTATACACCTACTGATGCAATCTTTACAGGTAGGAAAGAAAAGTATGCAACATATAAAGGTAAAGCTAACATTCTAATAGATGATAAACCAAAGAATATAGAAAAATGGATAGCTAAAGGTGGTATAGGTATAAGATACCAAGCCAATGAAAACAGTTTAGATTACTTGTATAAACAAATAGAAAGGTATATGTAAAATGACTACAAGACAAAATCATTTAGGCAAAATGGAGTTTCTAAAAACATTATATATCAGACATTGTAATATTTTTGGAAAGATAAGTGAAGAAAGATATCAAGGTGTTCTTGATGGTTTAGATATGAGTATGGAAATAGCTGAAAGTATTAAATCATTTGAGAAAGATATTAAAAAGCATAAAGAAAAGGTAGCTTAATTATATAACTAAAACTAGGAGAATAAAACAATGACATATGATTATAATAAATATGAATGGAAAATAGGAACAGAAGTAATAGGGAAATCAAAAGACATTGATGTTACTTGTGTAGGTGCAATACATAATATATTTGAGCATGATGGAAACATATACTATGCAGTTTGTAGTAGTTTGTTTTTAGCTGAAGAATTAAAGAGGTTTTAATGACTTGGATATTATATGTATTATTTATGTCAGATACTAGAGAGATGCAATTTGTAGTAGAGAAAAGATTTTTCCTAACTGAACAAAAGTGTATACGATATTATCAAAATAATAGTAGGTATCTTGACAAAAAGACACTTGAAATAATTCAAAAAGAGTTTGACAAATTTGAAATAATTCATGTAGGATGTATGAAAACAACTGCACATATGGAGTTTAAGTAATGGATGATAGACTTGTTAATTGTCAAGAGCAATATAAGAAGTTCAGAAAGTTACAATATGATGCTGAATGGAATGAAGATAATAAAAATGCTGAATGGTATAGACAACAAGCTATTCACTATAAACAACTTATGGACAGAGGAGAATTTTACGAACCAAACTTTTAAGTTGACAACAAAATAAAACAATGTATTATATTTATATAACTAGGAGAAACTACAATGCAACACAATGTAAAATACTATGCTAGTGAGATTGATAAATATCCAATCAAGGTAACACAAGCAAACTTTCCTAACACAATACAGTTAGGAGATGTACAAGATATCCAACCACATAATTGGCAACAATCAACTGATATGCTAGTAGGTGGCTCACCATGTCAAGGATTTAGTTTTGCAGGAAAACAACTAAACTTTGCTGATGAGAGAAGTAAACTATTCTTTGAGTTTGTCAGACTAAGAGATAAACTTAAACCTAAATACTTTCTACTAGAAAATGTCGTAATGAAAAAAGAATATCAAGATGTAATATCTAGTTATCTAGGTGTACAACCATTGATGTTAAACTCTAGTCAATTTACTGCACAAAATAGAAAGAGATTATATTGGACAAACTTCCCTATAGATTCTGATATAGAAGATAAACAAATAGTCTTACAGGACATCCTAGAAGAGGATGGCATAGCTTGTAAAGAGATGACTAATGCTAATGGTAAATCACATTGCCTTACTGCCACATACAATGGTGCAGTTTGGTGGAATAGCATACAAAGAAAACAACGAACTATGGTAGGTTGTATTGAAGTAGGTCATGCTGAAGAGTATGCACACTACAAACATGAACAAGCCAAGAGAGTATATCATCAAGAGGGAAAATCACCTACACTACTAACGATGCAAGGTGGCAATAGAGAACCTAAGGTTGCTACTTATTCAACTAAAGGTGGTCGCATTGTCAATAGAAGATTAGATGAAAATGGTACAAGAAAAGATAATCAACTAGACTTACCATTTACAACACAAATCGAGGTCAGACAAGATGATAAAACAAATTGTTTAACGACAGTACAAAAGGATAATGTACTTGTAAAAGGTATGACATGGAGAAAGCTAACACCATTAGAGTGTGAGAGATTACAAGGTTTACCTGATAATTATACTAATCATGTATCAAAGACACAACGATACAAAATGTTAGGCAATGGATTTAATATTCCTACGATTAGTCATATAATTAAAGACTTACCTTTACATGAATTTGAATCCATTGTATCATGCTTTGATGGTTATAGTGGATTTCAACAAGCATTTAACCAAGAACTTAATAGGAGAAATAACAATGCAAGTTAAAAAAATATTAAAAATAATTAGTGCTATCAATGACACAGGTCGAGTAGCAAGTGATATGTATGACTTAGATGAGAAGTACTATTACTCACAATCTAAGGATGAATACATATCTATTTCTGAGATGGACTTTCAACATTTAGTCAGAGCATTTGTAAAACAAAATGACGAGGACATTAGAAACGATACCCAAGAGGGTAGGATTGTTGATGTTATTAAAGCTAAAGATAGCATTATCAACGGACTTCGTAGCCAAGTAGAAACTCTTAACGATATTATTGAAGAAAAAGAGGAACTGATAGATAAGTGGTCTAAGGAAGAACACAGGTGGAGAAAAGCATATGCTAGAGATTGTTACACTCAAGGATGGAGATATATATTCTCTGAGATACCTAATGACACAGAAGGTCAAGAGTTTGTAGACACTTGTAAGAAGTATCTTAATAGAGGGTCATATACATTGAGAGTAAAAGGTCAACACATCAAGGATGAACTCAAAGGACAAGGAAGAACTGCCTATGGACAGAACCTAAATGAGTCATCACACATAAGAATTTATATAGATACAAAGAAAGGAGATGAGTAATGAATATAAAAATAACTGAAGTACAAAAAGAAAGATTACTTAAAAATATTAATAATCTTAAAGACTTAAATAATGATATAAGAGATAGCATTCCATTAGAGTATCACAAACTTATAGAACTTGATGGATTGGAATATTTTTTATCTGAAGTATTTAAGTTAGAGTTACCTAAGTGTGAACATAATTATGCTAACAGATACAGAGATTATAGATTTATAAAAAAGGAGAATAAAAATGCACAATGATGGTTCAAACGATTTTATGAATAAGGTATTAGTGGGTGTTATCATAGTTCTTTATTCTTATGCAGTAATACAAGTAGGCATGGAGTTATTATCATGAACAACGATGAATTAATTTGGTTTATATTAGGTATGTGTTGCATGGCATTCATACTAGGATTTATGGGAATAGGATTGTAATAGTTATTAGAAAGGATTAAGCATGAGTGAATGGCAATATGTTAGAACAAATTCAAAAGGAGATGCAGTATTTAGAAAAGATACAAATGAAAGTTTAGAATTTGTTAAAAATTATCTTAAAGAAAAAAATATTGAATATCGTGTAAATATACCTGCATCTTTGGTTTATATAGAAAATGAAGAGGGCAGAGAATATGTTTACTATTGGACTACAGGTAGGTGGTCTAGAAGAAGAATGAAATATAAAGTTCATTATTATAGTAATGGTATAGATGATTTTGTTACTAGATTTTTAAACAGATTTGTAGAACAAAACAAAATTGAAAGAGAGTTAAAAAATGAACAAAATGACAATGCAAGAGTTAGTTAACGAATACTATAAATCTAGTGATTACAGTATGTTAGCAGTAAAAACTAAAGTAGATTATACGAATTGTCTTGAGTCAGTTTTGAAGACAAAAGTAGGTAGACATTTTATTTGTACAACTAAAGTTAATAAACTGTCAGGTGCTATGGCAAGACAGTCATATGAAGTGTGGCTAAATCGTGGCATCTATATGGCAAACCACATGGTTGCTACATCTAGAAAAGTTTATTCCTTTGCAATGGAGATGGGATATGCAGAATACAATCCCTTCTCTACATTTAAATGTAAAGTTACCAAGCCTAGAAAGGTTGTATGGACAAGAGAACAGATAACACAGATGTTAGACTACTGTTATAGTGAATTTAAGTATAGAAGTTTAGGTTTAATTATACAAATGGCATATGAATGGTGTCAGAGAGTAGGAGATATGAGGTTACTTAAGTTTGAAAACATAGATTATGATAAGGGCATACTTAATCTTGAGCAATCTAAGAGAGGTGCAAGTGTTACCTTGCCAATCAGCGAAGATTTACTTGAAATGCTGAGGGAACAGAAACACGACTACGACTTCCAAGAATATATCGCACCCTATCCAAGCACCCTTAGAGGCTCATACAAGCCATATTCACTTCATAGGCTATCCATAGTAGCAAGAAGGGTTATCAAGCTCTGTGGCTTACCTAATGAGCTTAGAATAGCTGACTTAAGAAGAACAGGTACTACGGAAATGGTTGAGGCAGGTGTGTCAATGGGACAGATTATGTCAGTTACAGGTCATGCAAATCCACAATCAGTTAAGCCTTACATGAAAAATACTTATGAAAGTGCAAAAAGAGCCTTGACAACTAGAAAAAATTATGATACTAACAATTAAATGATACATAGAAAGTGATACACATATGAGTATATATACATATATAAATGATATACACTTAAGTGTAGGAGAGAACAGAAGAATGAACTGTCCATCCTGCAATGGTTACAAAACTTTTAGTATAACTAACAATATGGGAACTCTCTTATGGAACTGTTACAAGGCATCATGCAATTTATCAGGTTCAAAGAGAATACACTTATCTGTTGATGATATCAAATCTTCTTTACAATTAGTTAAACAACTAGAAGAAGAATTTACAATGCCTGAGTATGTCGTTTATCACAATGACAGACCTGAGATTAAAAGTTTTGCTCTTGAGTATGGCATTGATTTTGAGAGAATACCTCTCTACTACGATATAAAAGAAAAGAGAATAGTTTTTCCTATCAAATACAATGGTGTTATTGTTGATGCCATTGGTCGTTCAACTACATTTAGATTACCTAAGTGGAAAAGATATGGAAAAAATAACTTGCCTTTTTCTTTTGGTTGTGGTAGTGTGGCAGTTGTAGTAGAGGATTGCATAAGTGCCTCTGTAGTAGGTAATGATGTTTTTGTAGGGGTAGCTGTGTTGGGAACGTCATTAAGTGAAGAACACAAGAAGTACCTATCGCAATTCTCAACTGCAATAATTGCCTTAGACCCTGATGCAATGCCCAAGACACTAGCCTTTGCAAAAGAGTTAAGAGGTCATGTTAAAGATGTAAGAGTATTAAAGATAAAGGATGATTTAAAATATAGAAACGAGGAAGATTTTAATAATTTACACAACCTAACCCCAAAGGAGAACCAACATGGAATTATCACTAATTAGAAGTTTGATGGACAAAAAGTTCTATGATGAACATAGAGGTGCAAAATGTCCTGATAGATTGTTTAGTAAAGATGTAAGAAAGATTAAACAAGCTATTGACAATGCAATGTCTACATACGAGAGAACAGTAACACCTGATGAGATTGAAGCCTTATTTATATCAGGCAATCCATCAATGACTACTGCACAGAAACAAGCCTACTTAAGTTTGTTTACACAAATAAAAAAGGAGCAACCTCTTGGAGAAGATGTCGCACAAGAAGTATTATCTAAACTATTTCAACAAGTTGTTGGCGAGGATATTGCTAATATTGGCTTTGACTATGTTAATGGTACTAAATCCTCTCTTGAACCCATACGAAATATTTTGGAATTATATGCAGATGATTTTACACCTAATTTAAATATAGAATGGGATGACATGAGTTTGGAAACACTAATATCAAAGAATAGCCTAGAGGCAAAATGGACATTTAACATACCTGCATTGACACGAAAAGTTGAAGGAGTAAGTGCAGGACATTTAATTGAAGTAGGTGCTAGACCAAACACAGGTAAGACATCCTTTCATGCATCACTTGTTGCAAGCACAGGTGGCTTTGCACATCAAGGTGCTAAGTGTATTATCCTATGTAACGAGGAATCAGCACATAGAGTTGGTGCAAGATACCTAACATCAGCTACAGGTATGACAATGCATGAGATAAAAGAAAATCCTGAGAAGGCAAGAGACTTATATGATGCAGTTAGAAAGAACATCTTTATAAAGGATGCATCAGGCAGAGATATGGCTTGGGTGGAAAGTGTATGTAAGTCATACAATCCTGATATAGTTATACTAGACATGGGAGATAAGTTTGCTAAGTCAGGTGGCTTTGCTAGACCTGATGAGGCACTCAAGGCAAATGCAATTCATGCAAGACAGATAGCCAAGCAACACGAGTGTGCAATCTTTTATATGTCTCAGCTATCTGCTGAGGCTGAAGGTAAGGTCTATCTTAATCAGGCTATGATGGAAGGCAGTAGAACAGGTAAGGCAGCAGAGGCTGACTTGATGGTTTTGATAGCCAAAGATACTGTTAAGAATCCTGATGGTGGAGAAGAAGAAAGTCCTGCTAGACATTTAAATGTTGTTAAGAATAAACTGTCAGGATGGCATGGTGTTCAGCATTGTGAGTTAGATTATTTAACTGCGAGGTATTTATGAAACTAACACTTGATGTAGAAAATACAACGACAAAGAGAGATGGCAAGTTGCACCTTGACCCATTTGAGCCTACAAATAAATTAGTATTAGTAGGTTGTCTAGAAGACAATGGTCAGGAGCATTTGTTTAACATGGATGTACCTGATGGCATATATCTACAAGAGGTATTGGATAGAGCAACTATTCTTATAGGACATAACATAGCCTACGATTTAATGTGGCTTTGGGAGTGTGGCTTCAAATATGATGGTGCAGTATTTGATACTATGTTAGCTGAGTACATAATACAAAGAGGTATTAAAGAACCTTTATCACTTGAGGCTTGTGCAGAAAGGTATGAGTTAGATACGCAAAAGAAAGATACACTAAAACATTACTTTGCTCAAGGTATTGGAGTGGATGGCATACCAAGAGATGAATTAAAGGAATATTTATCAGCAGACTTGAAGGCAACACAAGAGTTGTCAGATAAGTTATATAAGAAACTAAATACAGTAGAATATGCAGGATTAATGAACACAGTTGTATTAACAAATAAAGTATCAGTATGTCTAGCCAAGATATATAAGAATGGTTTTTCTGTAGACAAAGATAAGTTACAAGAAGTAAAACAAGAGTTTGAGAAAGAAAAGATTGAGACAGAAGACAGATTAAGAAAACAAGTTATACAACTAATGGGTGATACACCTATCAATCTTAGTAGTCCTGAGCAAATGTCTTGGGTTATTTATAGCAGGAAGCCTAAGGACAAACCTATGTGGGCAAATGCATTTACACCTTATATGGAAGTCAAGGAATATAAACAAGTAGTAAAAGATAATTCTGATGTTATGTATAAGACAAATGCAGTTCAATGTAATTCATGTAGAGGCTCAGGCAAGATTAGAAAAACAAAGAAAGATGGTACACCTTTTGCTAAACCAAGTAAGTGTGGTGAGTGTGAAGGCATAGGATACTTCTTTAGACCTACAGGCAGAATAGCAGGATTAAAATTTACACCACCCAATGCAAAATGGGTAAGTGCCAATGGCTTTACTGTTAATAAAAGTAATTTAGTTATACTACAAAGCATAGCTAAGAAGAATAATTTAACAGATGCAGTACAGTTTCTAGAAGACTTGCAGAGACTATCAGCATTAGAAACATACTTGTCTTCATTTGTTGAAGGTATTAATACTTATGTTAAACCTGATGGTAAACTTCATGTTAGACTATTACAACATAGAACTGCAACAGGTAGATTTAGTGGTGCAGACCCTAATATGCAAAATATGCCTAGAGGTGGTACATTTCCTGTAAAGAAAGTATTTGTATCAAGATGGGAAGGTGGCAAGATACTAGAGGCAGACTTTGCTCAGTTAGAATTTAGAACTGCAGCCTACCTGTCTCAAGATAAAATAGCAATGAAGGAGATTGAAGATGGATTTGATGTGCATAGTTATACTGCTCGTGTTATTAGTGATGCAGGTCAGAAAACGACTAGGCAAGAGGCGAAGGCTCATACCTTTGCACCCCTCTATGGAGCAACAGGATTTGGGAGAACGAATGCTGAAGCACAGTATTATAAGATGTTCACAGAGAAGTACAAGGAAATCGCACTATGGCATTCCAGATTGGCTAAAGAGGCTATAAGCACAGGAATGATTACCACACCATCAGGCAGACAATTTTCATTCCCAAATGTAGAGAGAAATGCCTTTGGCAAGGTTTCAAACTTTACACAAATAAAAAACTATCCTGTACAATCCTTTGCAACTGCAGATATAGTACCTTTAGTTCTTATAGATATAGAAAATAAATTAAAAAAATTGAACTCTTGTGTTGTAAATACTGTCCATGATTCTATTGTTATTGATGTACACCCTGAAGAAATAAATAAGGTGGTATTTCTAATAAAAACAGTAAATCAACAAATAACTCAATTAGTTAATGGACAATTCAACATAAATTTTAATGTCCCCTTGCTTTTAGAAGCAAAAATAGGTGATAATTGGCTTGACACAAAAGATATTATATGATATAACAATAAGACTTTTGTAAATTAAGGAGTAAACTATAAACATGAACAATGAAGTAACAACAATAGATACAAATAACTATGCTCTCATGGCGAAAGCTATGGGCATGGCAGGAGAATCTAGTTCTTCTGATAAAAAATCTAATACTTTACCAAGATTTAGGATTCAACATAGTCCTATTATAGGTTCTGATAAGGTATTAGTTAAGGGTGGAGCATATAAGTTGGAGATACCTGAGAGTTCTACACTCTATGCTACATCTGCAAATATCAGACCTTTTGTACAGAGATTTATGTATAAGAGATTTGTTAAGAATATGTCAGCAAAGGCAGGAGAGCCTTTAGGAACATATCATAAGACCATAATGTCAGACAATTTAAATACTGACTTAAAAGATAATCAGGGAAAGTTTAACTGTGGTAAGCCATCAGGATTTATCAAAGACTTTAAGGCTTTACCTGCTGACACTCAAGATGTTATTAAACAGATTAAGAGAGTTAGGGTTATCTTTGGTATGGTTGACCTTGTGAAGGCAGTTGACGAGCAAGGCAATAAAGTAGAGAAGGAAACTTCACCTTTCATTTGGGAAATAGATAATAGAGATGCATTCAAAACAATGGCAGAGCCATTTAAGAAGTTCTCTCAGGTCAAAAGATTACCTGTTCAGCATACTATTACTCTTAATACTGAAGAAAGAAAGTTACCTAATGGTAATTCTTTTTACTTACCTACATATACTCTAGACTTACAAAATCACGTAGAGGTGTCTAAGGAAGACCAAGATACTTTTATTGATTTCATGGCTTGGATTGATAATTACAATTCATATATCTACAATGAGTGGGACATGAAAGCTAAGAAAGATGTGAGTAAAGAAGATATGGATACTGTAGATGATTTCATTGATGTAGAAATGGAAGCCTCTAAATAGTGAGAAGTAATAACCCATTCAAAGTCCACAATATTAAGTATCTGTCTCCTAGCAGTATTAATACTTATATCTCTGATATGCCTTTGTGGACTATGAGATACCTCTTTAAAGTAAAATCTCCTAGTGGAGCAGGTGCTATAAGAGGTATTACAGAAGAGCATATTCTCGCTGAGAAGTACGAGAAGGGTTTCTTTGACTTTCAGGCACTTGATAGCAAGTTTATTGCATTGTGTTGCGAATCAGGTGTTGACTTGAATGATGGAAGAACCTTGAAAGAGAAGGATGCTCTTCGTAGTTTTGGCACTATCCTTGACGAGAACTTCAAGTACGATAATCTTGAAAGTTATCAGGAAAAGGTAGAGGTTCAAGTTGAGGATTTGCCAATACCTATTATGGGATATGTAGATTTCTTATTTAAAGATAAGATAGTTGACTTAAAAACAACAAATAGAATGCCATCTAAACCTACAGAAGCACAGAAAAGACAGATGGCTTTATATTCTATGGCATATCCTGATAAGAAAGTAGACTTGTTTTTTGTAAGTCCTAAACAACACAGGGTATTTACACTTAGTAGTATAACTAAATACAAGAAACAGTTAAAGAAGGTTGCTTTTAGCATTCAAAAGTTTTTGTCTATAAGTGAAGATAGACATGAGTTAGCTTCTTTAATACATCCTAACTTTGATAAGTGGGAATGGTCAGAAGATATGAAAAAAGAAGCAGAAAAAATATGGAGTGTAAAATAATGGCAAATGCAAAGAAGATAGAAGAGTTGCAGAAAGACATTGACAACATGGAAAAAGAACTAGCTGAAGCTAAAAAAACTTTACGTGAAATGAAAACAAAAGGTTTACGTGAGGCAATGGAAGCAAAGAAGTTGGCAGACGAGGCAGTCAGAGAAGAAATGAAGGCACTTGGCTACAACTATAGCAGTTCAGAGTATCAATTTAATCCTTTCTCAGGATGGAGAAGAATACTCTAGTGCCAACAATAGCACATTTAGAAGATGGCTTTAGGGGTACGTTAGAGCATGGCATAGCTGAAGACTTAAAAAGTAAAAAGGCTAAGTTTGAATATGAGACTATTAGAATAAAATGGTCTTATCTTACTCATCGTACCTATAAGCCTGACTTCATATTAAGTAATGGTATAATCATTGAAGCTAAAGGTTTCTTTCAGCCAAAAGAAAGAACAAGAGCATTAGCTATAAAAAGACAACATCCCTCTCTTGATATTAGATTTGTCTTTGGGAATAGTAATAATAAATTATACACAGGTTCTAAAACAACCTATGCACAATGGTGTGAAGAAAATGAATTTAAGTATAGTGATAAGACTATACCTGATGAGTGGTTAAAAGAAAAGGGCAAGAATAATCATGCTCCTGTAATTGAATGTGAGACAACATGGCGATAAAAGATAAATTAAATAATGAGGATTTTATTATACAAGTAAAACCTACACTAAAAAATGATTCAGAGTGGACAGGAGAGGTGGATGTATCTGTTATAACATCTTCAGATAATCCTCTCAATGACGAGGACTATTATGGTGTATTAGAATTTTGTAGAGTTATGTGTGCTAGTATTCCTCTCATGGAAAGAGATGATAATATTAGAAAAAAAGCAATAGCCTTTTTACAGGAAGAAGATAAAGAATATGAAAAGCAGAATAAGGCTAAGATAGTTGACAGACATGATAATGTTGTGGTACTTTCATTTGACTCAGATACTAAACATTAAGATATTTAATTATGGGAATGTATAGAGAAGCAATAAGGCAACGATATAGACAAGTGAGAGAGCAAATGAAAAAAATAGATATGGTTAATAATCCACCACATTATAATAAATCAGGTATAGAAACGATTGATGCAATCAAGGCTATGACAGATGGGGGATATGAATATTACTTACAAGGTAATATAATGAAGTACCTATGGAGATACAGGTACAAAAATGGTGTTGAAGATTTAAAGAAGGCACAATGGTATCTCAACGAACTAATAGATGAACTAGAAGATGATAAAAGTAAAGATGATGATAACTCTATCGGTGGATGAAGAAGATTATCCTATTCCATCAGACGGAGATGTTACTGAAGATTTTGAAGAATATGTAAAAGAGTTGTTCTATGATATTGATGGAGTCACAGTACAACAAATAAAAGTATTAACGGAGACTTAAATGAAAAACTACCTACCCACAGACTATCAAAATTTTATTGCTCTGTCTCGCTATGCAAGATGGAAGGAAGATGAGCAAAGAAGAGAAACATGGAGTGAAACTGTTGATAGATATTTTGATTATATGACTAGTCATTTATCTAAAAACTATAACTATACTCTAACTAAGGCATTGAAAGAAAAGCTAACGGATGGCATTATGTCCTTAGGTACTATGCCTAGCATGAGAGCATTGATGACTTCAGGTGTAGCATTAGACAGATGTCATGTTGCAGGATATAACTGTAGTTATATACCTGTAGATAGTCCACGTTCATTTGATGAATGTATGTATATACTTATGTGTGGTACAGGTGTAGGCTTCTCTGTTGAAAGAGAGAATGTAGATAATTTACCCATAGTCAATGAACACTTTGAAGATAGTACAACTATAATAAAAGTTGATGATAGTAGGCAGGGTTGGGCAAGAGCATTGAGAGAACTTATTGCTATGTTATATGTAGGTCAAATACCTAAGTGGGATACTTCACAAGTAAGACCTGCAGGTGCTAGACTAAAAACATTTGGTGGTAGAGCATCAGGTCCTGCTCCACTAGAAGAATTATTTGATTTTTGTATTGACAAATTCAAAGGTGCAAAAGGTAGAAAACTTTATCCCATTGAATGCCATGACTTAATGTGTAAGATTGGTGAAGTTGTAGTCGTAGGTGGTGTCAGACGTTCTGCTCTTATATCCTTGTCTAATTTAGGTGATGACCAAATGCGTCATGCTAAATCAGGACAATGGTGGGAGAATGAAGGACAAAGAGCCTTAGCTAATAACTCTGTTGCATACAAAGGTAAGCCTGACATGGGTACATTCATGAGAGAGTGGACATCTTTATATGAATCAAAGTCAGGTGAAAGAGGTATATTTAATCGTAAGGCAGCAGTTAAGAAAGTAGAAGAGAATGGCAGAAGAAAGTCTGACTATTACTTTGGATGCAATCCTTGTAGTGAGATTATTCTTAGACCATATCAGTTTTGTAATTTAACTGAAGTTGTCGCACGTGAAACAGACGATATGAATACACTAAAAGAGAAAGTTAGATTGGCTACTATACTTGGTACATTTCAGTCTACACTTACTCAGTTTAAATATTTACGTAAGGTATGGAAAGATAATACAGAAGAAGAAAGACTACTAGGTGTTTCTCTTACAGGCATATTAGATTGTCCTATGCTTACAAATACAGAGGCAAATTTAGAAGGTGTTCTTATGGACTTAAAAAATGTTGCCATAGAAACAAACAAAAAGATTGCTAAAGATTTAGGTATCCCACAGTCAACTGCAATCACTTGTATCAAACCATCAGGAACTGTATCACAGTTAGTGGATAGTGCAAGTGGCATTCATGCAAGGCATAATCCATATTATGTTAGAACTGTTAGAGGAGATAACAAAGACCCCTTGACACAGTTTATGAAAGAGTCTAAGATACCTAATGAGCCTGATGTTATGAAACCTGATAGCACAACTGTGTTTAGCTTTCCTATGAAAGCACCTTCAGGTGCAGTAACACGAACAGACATGACTGCGATTGAACAGTTAGATTTTTGGTTATTATACCAACGTTATTGGTGCGAACATAAACCATCAATAACAGTATCTGTGAAAGAGCATGAGTGGATGCAAGTAGGTGCTTGGGTGTATGATAATTTTGACGAAGTATCAGGTATTTCCTTTCTGCCTTTTAGTGAGCATACATACAAACAAGCACCTTATCAGGACATAGACGAGACTGAATATAAAACCTTGAAAGACACTATGCCACCTGCTATAGATTGGAGTAAGTTGCAAGACTTTGAAAAGGAAGACACAACAAGTGGTAGCAAGGAACTTGCTTGTACTGCAGGTGTTTGTGAAATAGTAGATATAGAAGCTAGTTAAGGAGTAAGTATGCTAGAACCATCAGTAGAAGACAGAAAGAAATTTGACATTGACCTGCAATATGGTCAAGTCAGAGAAAAGTATGTGGCAGATATGCTACAGGACAAAAAGATAGAAGTCAAAAGTGAAAGAGATATGTGGCAGAGAACAGGTAATATTGCTATTGAGTATGAATCTTATGGCAAACCTAGTGGTATTAATGCTACTGAGGCAGACTATTGGTTTCACAATCTTTGTGTGGGTGACGATGTTTTTTGCACCCTTGTATTTAATGTTAATAATTTAAAAAAACTTATTGACAAATTAGACTATAAAAGGTCTGTATCAGGTGGAGACAACAATGCATCTAGGATGTATTTATTAAATATACAGAAATTGTTTTCATCAGACGTAATTAAAACATTTAAAGGAGAATAATATGAGAGAAATGTTATTAGCAGCAATAAAGTCATACTATGTAGGCAACATCAATAAGCACATAGCAAACATAGAAGTTTATCTTAGAACTTCTGTGGGTATTGGAGAGCATTCTGATATCATAGAGTCTATAGATAAAGAGATGGATAAAGTCGCTATGTATGATGATAAAATTGCAATGGTTGTTAAGTATTTTGAAAGAAAACAGGAAGATGAAAAAAAAGAAACGAAGCCTAAATCTAAGTAAATATGACGCACCTCTGCGTATTCAGTTTGAACGTGGGGTGAATGCCTTCAAAGGTAATCAGTATATTAGAAATGTTAAAGGGCATAAAGTTATAGCAACAGTTAGTCCTTATAACTCTAATACTATGCAACATAGAGAGTGGCAAAGAGGTTATGACTTTGCCTTCTTTAAACAGTTAGAGAAAGTAAAACGTGGTGAATCTAGAAGAGGAAGCAAGGAAGTTCATGCAGTCAAAGAATAAAAGTATGCTTACTGCAGATGAGTATCAAGAGAAGGCAAAGGCAACTGCCATCTATCCTAAGAAGGATGCATTGCCATATCTTGCTTTGGGACTTGGTAGTGAAGCAGGAGAGGTGTCAGGAAAAGTAAAGAAACTTATTCGTGATGGAACACAGTCAGATGTAGCCTCTGAGATAGGCGATGTATTGTGGTATTGTGCTATGTTAGCCTCTGAGATGAACGTTAGTCTTGGAAAGATAATGGAAGGTAATTTAGATAAGTTATATGACAGAAAAGAAAGAGGAAAGTTACAAGGGTCAGGAGACACTCGTTAACAAAGTAACACCTGTCTTTGATGCCTCGTGGTATTTAAAGTGGGCAGGTTCATTATTAATTATGTCAGGTATAATATGTAGGGCAGCAGGGGTTTTGCCTCTGTATGACCTTATATCGTCTTGTATAGGTACAGGATTATTGGCAGGTATGGCATTTCTGTGGCATGACAGAGCCTTACTTATGGTAAATGGGGTAGCCTGTGCAGCATTAGCTATGGGAATTATGAGACACTTGTTTGTCTAACGTGCCATTAAGCCTTTTTGTTTGACTAAACCACCACGATTAAATGCTTTTATAATATTATAAACTTTATGGGGTTTACCTCTAACTGATATACTACCAATAGGTTGACCTAATTCTATTTGTCCTATTACTGTAGGTCTTAATTTAGGCTCTGTAGGAGAGTTGGGATATTTTTTTAAATTTACTCCTTTTGTAAAATCTGTTTCTATAGTATAAAAATGTTTACCCTTATGCGTTACTGATACTAATGTTTCTATTTTATCCATGCCTGTTGGAGTATCAGTCCATTTCCATCCTGCTTTCTTTTTAAATAAATTCGTTTTAATTTGAGAGTTACCTTTTCCTGTAGTTCCCACACTTCCCACATTATCGTTAGATACTTTAAAGGATGGTTTTCCATCAGGATTAATTTTTATATTAGCAGAAGATACATTTCTATCTGTTAACACTTCACCTGTTGAAGGATTTAAATAATCACCACCTTTAGGTGCTTTACCTTTTGGAAACATTCTTTCAGGTTTTGGAAACACTGAAATCATTTCTGTTTCTTTAGGTTTAACCATAGCCATTGACTTTGGTGCTTTCTTTGTCATTGCAACCATAGGTGTACCTACTTGAGAGTGCATTAATTTACCTGCCTCAACAGTTTCTCCTTTATCAATAAGTTGTTTTACTCTACCTGCCACGTTAACAGGTCTAGTCATCGCTGCAGGAGAACCTGCTGTGAAGAATCCATATATATCTCTTTTTAATCTGTCATCATCTTCGCCTGTGTACAGATTTTTTAATTCATTTACACCTGTGGCAAAGCCTTTCATACCTGCATCTACTGTTCTAATTGCTGCATCTGCTGTATCAATAATAGGCTGAGTTATTGCACGATTAAATAATCCAAATGTGTCATCTCTAAACACAGAGGGAACTGCATTATATAACTGAGTAGACAAGTTAGGCTCATCAAAAGAACTAGTTATATTACTAAAAGGACTAGTCTTATCTTCTAAATTAGCATAGACTCCTACATTAGAATGTGCCTCATCTGCCTCTTCTATATCTACATCAATATAAGAATTTGAATCTATTTCTTGTTCCATTACTTTCTCTTTCCTCCAACTGGCTTTGATTTAAATTGCTTAGAAAAGTTTTCTACTTGTTCTATATACTCTTCTAAAACACCATTTCTTTTATTCCAAGATTCTTCTGTCAAAGGTCCTTTTACAATAAAATACTCTCTGTCATTCCATACATTTGTAGGAGTTATTATATTTTTGTCTATATCATAAACAGTAACAGCTTTACTACCATCTTTTTGTATTGTATTACGTTGTTGACTGTATAACTCGTTTGCTAACACAGTTTTGAAATCAGTTAACTTCTGCCATTTTTTTAATGTAGTAAGGTTGTAAGGCATTCCCTTTGGCACAAATTTCTCTAGTCTTGATTCTGCTAAAGACTTAGCTTCAGCAATATATTGTTTTGCTTTTGTTATGATTGCTCTTGTTCTTTGTGCAGGAGAAACCTGAACAGGTGCTGTAACACCAAGATTTATTATAGATAAAGGAGACTTGGTAACTGTTTCTTCTTCTCTTTTTAAAAACTTTGTATAGTCAGAGCTTATTAAAAACTTTCCAATCCTAGTTTCTAAATTGTATTCACTATCAGGAGAACCTAATAGTCTCTTAGCCTCTGTTTCTATTTCAGGATTTTGATAATCTGTTCTATAAATTTCATATCTAGGTATGTTTAGTATAGCTATTTCTTTTTCAAATAAGTTTTTAGCTTTACGTTTACTTGTACCAATTAATCTACTAATAGGAGAATCTACTTCTAATGGTCCTTTAAATATATCTATTGCAGGTTCTTGAATCTCAAAAGAAGCACTTATATCATTTTTACTATTAGTCCATAGTCTTTCCCACCTTATTTTTCCACTACCTGCTTCATATTCAAAGTTTGGAGAAAAGCTCTTGTTACCATCGGCATCTGTTTTTTCTAAACTAAAATTTACAGAAGGTAGAACTTTTTCTTCCACAGCACCAGACACATCTACTCCTTTTATATCAGGTGTTCCACGCAATGCTCTTGATAAAAATAAATCTAGGAAATTAACCTTTCCGTCTTGATTGGGTATTATTCTTTGACTCTCATCTTCTATAGACAACATATATTTTACAGGCTGTGCAGGTATCATAAACTGCTGACCAACATTACCAAAAAATTCATATACCATATTTCTATTCATACGTTCATCGTTTTCTGTGAATAGTTGTATGAAGTCATCTAAGAACATTAATCCCATACCTCTTCTTAGAGTAACCCCTATAAGTGCCTGAGCAGCATCTTTAGAATACTGAGAATAACTTAAACCTGTGTCTCCCGGTAATGTATTTGTATGATATCTATATATTAAATCACTAGCTAACATATAAGGAGCTAAAGCACCATAAATAGGTCTACCATCTATAACTTTATCAGCACCTGCTTTTATCTCCCACCAATGATTTGTGTTGCCTTGCCTGTATCTCCATTCTAAGCACCCTAGTAACAATAAAGTTCCTGTTGTGCCTTTTGCTATATCCTTCATAAAAGGCTTCATGTCTCCTTTTTTACCTAAAGTTTTTAAATATGTTGCTGCGTCTACAGTAGTTTTAAGAGGTTTTGCTATAAATCCATAACCTTCTTTATCTAATTTTTTACTGCCCATATTGCCAAAGTTAAGTAAATTAAGAAGAGGCATATATTCATGCACAGTTTTTAAATGATTAGCTGTATAACGAGGGAAAGGTAAAAAACTAGATATTACAAAAGGAACTTCTTTGTGTGCCTTATTGGTAAGTCTACTGAATTTTTGTAAATATCCATCTCCCTTAAAATTAGCCTGATAAACAAACTCATAAGTTTCTTGAACAGACCTATCTATAACATCTTTAGGTATTTCTTTTAATCTTCCTGTAGATAATATGGTAAAGAAATCATGAAACTCAGGTATTTTATTTGCCTTTAATGCATCCTTAAATCCATTGGGACTAAGAGATTCTATGAATGCTTCTGCTGCCTCTGTGTTTGGATATTGTTTTGTATCAACTAATTTTTGAGCAAGTAAAGTTTCTTTATCAATATCTATTATTTTTAATTTTTTATCTTTTGGTAACTCACTTATGTTTCTTCTTAAAAAAGTTATCAATGCTCCTTGCTTTATATAGTTATCTGATACAGTGTTTAGTATATTTAACTTTGTGCCAAAACGAGATAAAACTCCACTTATACCTTTAGCATTAGTGTCCCCTGAAACAGTATTAGTAACATCTGCCATTTCTCTAAATAACATAGCACCTGACTCAGGAAAGGCATCTTTGTATATTTCTCTAAAAACTCTAGCCTCTGCAGGTCTAAACATATACTTTACAAAAGCTCCTGTATCAGCCTTAAATGGGTTTCTTCCATGAAGCACTTCATTTATAGAACGATTGACTAAATCAACTCCTACTCTAAAAACACTGTTAATATTATTTCTTATCGTTGTAGAAGGCTGTGAGGTCATAAAGCCTAATTTAGCTCTATCCAAATTCATAAAAAAGTTTTTAACATATTTAGCACTTTTTTTAGTATTTTGTGCTACTTCTAAAGCAACATCTTGTGGAAAAGAAGCATATCCACCATTAATTAAACCATTTAACTGAGTGTTAAGTGCATCAATACCTCTTTCTGCGTCTTTAGCTTTATATATTTTTCCTAGCTGACTGTATGACTGAAGTGTTTTAGCAGCATCAGACACATCACTTAAAAATATTAATCCAAATTCATCTAAACTTAAATTGTGGTCTTGTAATATTTTTTGTATAGAATCCACTTCTAATAGTTTGTATGTGCCATCCTCTTGAAGAACACCCTCTGTTAAGGCTCTGTGTAAACCTGTTGTTATTCTTTCCTTAGGTCCTAGCTTTAATAAGTCTGTCATTTTTAATGCAGCGACAGCAAGACTCTTGTGAAAATCTACAGGTAAACTTCCTATAAATCCATCTTGTCCCGGCTTGAGATTTTTTCTATACTCTCTTCCTAAAGAAGTTTGTTCAGGATTTAAAGCCTCTAATTGCTTAGATATTCTTTTGTATTTTGGATTATTAATTCCAAATTTTTTTAAATACTCGTCTGTTTTTATTTTAGCATTTTGTGACAATTTTAACTTTGCATTTGTATATCTTTCATTTAATTTATTTGCCTTAGATAGTGCTCTAGTTTCAATTACAGAGCCACCTCCACCAAGAAGAAAACCTCCACCTATTTGTAACCCTGTTTCTATCGCAACCACACTAGGTCTAAAATCTTCTTTAATTATTTTTTGTCTTATATCTTCTTTTCCTACACTCTGAGCTACAGCAAAGGGAGCTTCATATGTAGCTGCTAATGCACCTTTTTTAAGAAATTGTTTTAGGTAAGTTGTTATTTTGTTTTTTACTGCCTTACCTGCAAGACTAGAAGCTACTGTTAAATCAGGTCTTCTAGCAAAAGTTGCAGCACCTACAGATATTATAGTAGATGGAGAAGTTGCAACACCACCAAAGTAGTCCTGTGTTTTTCTGAAAGACATATCTTCTCCTGCAAATTTCTCCCAAGAGTCTAGTAGTCTGCCATATACATTTGTTCTAAATTTTCTAGCTTCAGGGTCTTTTTCTTCTAATAAATAGTCATAATCATACCCAAGAGTTATTTCATTAGCCACATCATAGTATCTAAAATGCTCTGCATATGCATTCCATATTTTTTCTTTTGTGTCTAATTCTTTGTCTGTATAGCCACCCCTCATTTTTAAAAAATAAATTGCATCTGCCTCCCAATCTGCATTGCTCATTAAATTTTTTTTATTCACATCTTTTCTATCAAGGAGGTTATAAGATAGCTTTTCTAAACCCTCAGGTGTCTTATATGGGTCTTCAATCTTTTTTCTAGGTAATGGTTTTACTGGAATAAAGAGCTTAGATTCAGGCAGATTAACCTCTACTTCATTATTTTTTTCTAATAGAGAATCTGTCTGCTCTTTTAAGGTAGGAGTTTCATTAATATTATCTTCTTCTTCAGAAAAAATATTCCTCAAACTTTGTAGAGTTTCGTTTTTTGTTTTTTCATCAAGTTTAATATTTTCATTTTCTAACATTTAATTTCCTAATTTGGTAACATAGTTCCTGAAATCATGCCAAGCTCTTTCATTCTATTTAAAATCATATCTTGAAACTGTCTAATTTGTTGTATAGTAGCATCTTTATTCATTATTTTAGCCATCTTATATAAACGCAGTTTAAATTTTGTTAATTTATCTAACTCATCTAAAGCATTGCCCTTGTATTGTTGCAATACATCTGTCATGAAGTATTCTGGAAAAACAGCAGAATAGTTTTTTTCGCCTTGAGAGTTTCCTTTATTATTATTTATCCAACTTGTTATGTCTACTTTAAAGTTTTGAAGTATTTTATCTGTTTTTATTTGAGATTGACTTAGTGTGCTTATGCCTTGATTATTCTTTATAAAGTTTTGCATAGCTGTTAAAGAGTCTGCCTTGACACCTTTTTGTCTAAATTTTTTATTTATATCAGCTAATATGAATTGCTGTGCTTTTGCTTGTGCAGCTACCAATCCTAGAGAAGGGTCTTCTAATTGTAATTCTCTGACTTTTTGTGCGTACATGGGTGTATATATACTACCAACTTGAGTAGCAACATTTATAAAAGTGTCTTCAGCACTTTCTGGAATGTATTGCTGTGAAGTATCATCATATTCTCCTGTTCCTCCTAAAAGTGTATGTAAAGATTTTATAATACCCCTTTGAGTAAATTGATATGTATCTTTAGGTGCTTTTGTATCTATAAGAAGTCTGCCTTGTTTTGATAAACTATAGTAAGTAGGCACATCACTTAATCCAACAATCCTATCAGTAGTTTCTAATGTTTTATCTGCAGGTGCTCCTCTTTGTATAGCCTTAGTTAATTTTTCACTAGGGTCAGTATCAAAAAGAACATCTGCAAAAGTCTTAGGTATTAAACCACTCACATCTAGTTTAGACTCTTGATAAGCAGGTACTAAAGAATTTATTAATTTACTAGGTGTAATATTAGGTATTTTATTTTGAAACTGCTTTATTCCGTCAAACATTTTGCCTTTTGCTTCTTTTCCCCTTATAGGCTCTAGTTTTTTAATTATGTTGTCTCGTTCTGATTTTGGAAGTTTCATTAAGTATGCTACATCCTCTATATTGTATAAGTTTAAAAGAGGTAGAACTTCTTCCTTAACAGCATTTATTTTTTCTGTGTGCTTTTGTCTATTAGCTAATCTCTGTCTTATAGCAGCAGAAGAAGACTCTTTTATAGCTTCTTTTTGAGCTTGTATTTGTTGCTCTAAAGTTTTAGACGCACCTTCAGCAACACCACCTAAAAAATCTAAAAAGTCAAATCCCACTATGCTCTCCTAGACATTATGCCTGTTGTCTCATCTACTTCATTTGTAGTTTCTTCAGGCATTTCATCTGCTTCTGCCATTGTTTCTAATTCTTCTCTTGCTTTTTCAATACCTGCTATAATTCTAGAATCTTCTGTTTCAGCATCTTTGTCTCTTTCCATACCTGTGCTGTATTCTATACCTGCTCCCTCTGCCATGTTAATTATCATTTCCATGATTACAGGTGTAGCTAACATACCTACATCTATAGTGTGTCTACCTTCCATAACTCCTGCTAATTGTATTGTATTAGCTAAAGTTGTTACAGGCACTCCTGATTCTAATATATTTATCATTTGTTCAGCTACAGAATCATCTTCCATTTTATTTATATAGTGTTGAACTGCCTCTTGTATAGTCGGCTGTTGAGGAGGTGTTTGCCAAGGTCTAGCACCTACTTCATGTGTTAAAGCCATACCTGCTACAGGAGCTTCTAATCTAGGCTGTGAATTATCAAGCATCTTGTACTACTCCCATTTTTTTAAACAATTCTTTTTTCATTTCTTTTGTTGTTGCTTTACCTGCAGGAGTAACTAAAATTCTTTTGTTATCATCTATTACGTCTGTAACTCCTAGCTGTTCTTTTTGTTGTTTTCTCATCTCAACAATAACATCTTTTACAAATTGTAAATCTTTATTTTTACTTATATTACTAGTGTTGTCCATAGCACTAACTCTTTTTAATAAACCTTTAGTGTCACTTGTTTCTTTTTTATTGCCTCTCTCTTCATCTAATTTTATAAGAGAGTTTATTCTTTCAAATAAATTACCTGCAGGATTAAACATTATTACCTCTTAATTATTTAAATGTACCAATATAGGCACTTCCTAATTGACCAATTAAGTTACCTATAGACTTTGTTGATGCTGATGTTCTTTGTGAATCAGCTAATTTTTTAGATGCTTCTGAGTTAATATTAGCAACAGCTAATTCAACTAGTCGTGATTGGTCACTCTCAGCACTCTTCCATGCCCACTCCATAGTGTCAGCATAGAACTGCCATAAATTGTCATATTGTTCGTTAGAAACATCTAATACTGCTTTTGCATTTAATTCGTTGGCACGATTGATTGCAGAAGTATCAGCAGTAGCAATTTCTCTTCTCCATACTGCATTGTTTTGTGCAATAGCAAGTTGATTTGTTGCATTAAATTGGTCTCTCTGATTAGACACTTCAGCATTAAATCTAGATAAAGTATTAGCTTCACCTGTATTAAACTGTGCCTGTGCATTTGCCTGTGTTGCATTAAACTGTGATATCTGATTTGCTAAGTTAGACATAAATTGGTCTACTTGATTTTGTGACGTAGCATTAAACTGTCTTGCAGCATTTGTTGCCGCTTGGTCTGTCAGAAGAGATTGATTTATTGCTTGTGCATTAAATAGTGCAGTTTGTTGCTCGTTAGTTAAATTAGCCATATCCATTTGTAAGAAGTTATTTGCATTTTGTACAGAAGCCTGTTGTCTTGCATTTAAGTTTGCAGTATCTAGTTGTGCAAGTGCAGAAGCCTCTGCCATAGTTAATGCCTGTCTATTTGATAAATTATTTAAATTTACAGTATTTGCTGCTCGACTATTCTCTAAGGCAATAGTCTGTTCTGCAGTAAAGTTTCTATTTGCTATATCAGCTATACGTGCAGAATTTTGTACTCTTGCCTGAAAGGATTGGTCAAACTCTTGTCCAATAAACTGTGCTCTTTGTTGAGCAGCTAACATGGCTCTTTGTTGTCTGTTAGATAAATTTTGTGCCTCAAACGTAGCAACAGTTCTTGCATCTGCCTGTGCAATAGGTAGTGCTGATTCCATCGCTGCTTGAATAAGTGCCTGTCCTGCAATACTAGAAGCACCTAGACCTCTTTGTTGCATAACTGCATTAACACCTCTGATTGCTCCTGCTGCCCATGCAGGTGGATTTGTTGCATCGAAGTTTGCAGTTAAACTAGCAAGTTGTCCTGCGACAGTTGCTTGGTCAGTTGGTGTGGATGTTGCTGCCTCTACTTGTTCTGTAAATGCCTTTGCCTTTTCAGCATTTGCCACAGGGTCTATGAGTTCACCTGACTGTATTTCTCTTTGTACAGGGTTATCTAACTGAATTGAATTACCTTGTGCAGCAGTCACATTTGAGACACTAGAGGCTGTTTGTTGAGCAGCTACCACCTTAGCTCTTGGGTCTGTTAAGTCTGTCTGTGCTGCTTGATTCGCCTGTATAGCATCTTGTACCTCAGGAGTTACCTGTGCTACCTCCATTTGTGTGGCAGTAGCAGTGATAGGAGCATCTGCTTGTGTTGTAGTAGCCTGTGCAGTAGGTGCAACAGGTGCAGTGTCTACTTGTCCTACATCACTAATCATTTGTTCCTGCATTACAGGCGTTAATTGTGGTTGTGTAACTGCACCCACAGGTATTGCACCTGTCTGTGCTAATGTGGCTGAAACATCTTGAATAGAGGGGTCTTCTGAATATGCAGGTACTTGTCCTTCCTGTTCACCTAATGTGGTTACATAGGCTTGTCCTGCAGGAGTAAATGAAGGAGTAGACTGTGTTGGTACACCACCCTCTTGCATTTTAACAACACCACCACGAGCCATTTGTTTTGCAGACTCTTCGTAGACAATCATCTGTCTTTTCTTTTCAGGATTTTGGTCTAAATAATTTTCAAAATTATCTAATGAGCCTTCATAACCAAGTCTATTTGCTATTTTCTGTAATCCTGTAGGTTTAAAACCTGTAAATATTGCCACTATTTAGCTCCAATTAATATCTTATCTAGTTTATCTTCTAGTCTTTTGATTGCATCCATAAGGTCGTGCATATCATCTTTTACATCATCCTTACGTGCATATTCTTCTCTTGTTTTATTTAGGAGTATTTGTATACGCTTTACCTCTTGGAACATCTTGTTGAATGCCCAACCGAATGGTACTACCACCATTGTTAGGACTATGTTCCAAAATAACATTGCGTCTATCTCCATCTAATTATATCCTTTTTATACAAAATGTCAAGTTAATTCTCTGTTGGGAAGTCGTTTATCGGTGCATTCCCATCTGTAGGTTTACCATCACTATCAACAGGTGCATCAAACAATGCTATTAACTCTGATAACTTCGTACAATTATTAATTTTAGTTTCTATTGTGTTACACGCAGTTCTTACACTATCTCTATATTTTGTTGTTGCATCAGGTATAGCAGTTCCCTTTTCTGCTTTACGTGTAATCATCCAATCTGTTTTAGATAATAGTTCGTTAGCAGTTCTTTTAGTTTGTGTTATCCAAATAGATTTTAAACCGAGTGTTACGACTTGTTTACCATTTGGGTCTAAAACAGCTTTACCATCTGTATCAACTTCATTTACATCTGTAAGACTACGTTCAATTAATGTTCCATTTGCTTGTCTACCACTATAGAATCTATTATCAAAGGGTGCTTCAGATGCAGGTGGGTCTTCCCATGTTAAACCATTGTCTCTTTTTTCAGAGTCTGACCATCTCATCCAAATAGCAGGATGTTTTACACCACTATCTGAAACCCATGCTTTCCCAACTCTTATTTCTTTACCATTATGCTTCCACGGCATAGTCTATCTCCCTATCTTGCATTACTAAATTTAAATGGCTGTGTTGCAAAAGCCATGTATACAAATGTACCACCACTACTATTATAAACAGCTTCTTGTGTCCGTACTTTGAAGCCATTGGATAAGAAATCTATATTAATAGGGGTGCTTAATCCTGAACCATCAACCTCTGAGCCATTTCCCGGTGTAAATAAATATATATCTGTTGAGTTAAATGTGTTTCTTTTGTTATCAAGTAATTGAAAAGAGCCTGAATCATTACTTCTTTTTAGCATGAGAAAGGCAGGTCGAAATCCTGTGTAGACAAAAGGACCATCTGTTGAATTATTGCCAATATATTTGCCAAACTTAGAGTAGCCTTCAATCTCTGCAAAACAATAGGCTAAATATTTAATAGTATTTTGGTTTACTCTTCCATTAGTAGCATCAACTGTTCTAATTGTAAAAGTTGTATCTTGTACTGATTTAAACTGGTCAGAATAATAATTCTCTCCATTACCTGAATCTAAGAAAAGCAAATCTGTTGTGTAAGTTGCGTCAGGACTTAAATTTTGATGCCAAACAATCCAGTTGTCTGAACTTGTGTTATCTCTAGCTTTGAGGATAACCATAGCAGGCTTAACCCCTAAACCATGACCTATAGTTACATCACTGTTATTAGTTCCGTTACCAGTATATAAAACAATACTGAAACCTGCTGTTGTATTCGCTTGTACTGTAGATGTTATATCGCCATCACTGTTACTGCTTGTCGTGCCACCATTTGCTTTCCAATTCCACACGACAAAATTAACATTGTTATTATCATACAAACCACCAGAAACTTGTATTCCATTTGTAATTATTTTAGGATGAGAATCACTTGCTTCTGCATCTGTGTTGTTTGGATGTAAATTAGGATAAGTTCCACTACTTTCTCTTGAACTGTCAATAACAACATGATTGTCTGCTGCACTTCTTGCTTTTAACCATACCCAATCTGGTGTAAATGTATTTAATGCAACATTTCTATTTGTTGCATTTGTTCCTGTGTATAAAAATGTATTAAAATGGTCATCTGCTTGAGATGACTGTGCAGGACTAATAGTTAAGTTAGGTAGGTTATCTGAGCATAGTGCTAAAAAACCACTAGGGGGTTCATATTGAAAAGAGCCATTACCATTACCATCTGTATTTCCTGCTGTTGTTTCGTTTCCTGCAAATGTATCATCTTGACCAAAATTAACGTGTAATGTGTTATTAGATGTCTGTCTTACAAAAGAAGGTGTAAGTCTACCACTAACACCTGTATACGCTGCATTTGTTGTTGTTCCTGCTTCTATCTGTCCTTTTACAGTGGCAGAATTATCGCTTGTTCCGTTGTTAAACCAACTGCCTTGTTTACCAAAATAGATAGCTTCATTATCTACATCTAAAGCAACCATAACAACATGACCATCTGCAGTCTCTCCACCATAACCATTTACTATGGTATTACTATTTCTTCTTGCACCACTTCCTGAGTTATCGCTTGTAATAAATCCCCACTCATAAGCATCTGAGCCTAAATCCTCGTTTGTCATAACATATCTGTCGGTATCAAACACACCCATTCCAAATCTATTTGAACTACTTTGTCTTACTTCCCAATACCATTTACCACTATTAACTGCAAAAGTTCCCGGTATTCTTCCACTATTACCACCACTCGTGATTACTGCTTTTAAATTACCTTCAGATACTGCTCCTGAACTTTGTTTTCCTAAAGCGTTTAACACACAAAAATTATTTTCTGGACTATCTTTTGAAAAATCTGTTGCAACAACACCACTGTAACTTAAATGATTACCAGAACCTGAAGCGTCTGCTATTGAATTGTTAGGTTGGTCTGTGTCTGAACCATAAGGGTCTGTTCTTGAACCTCCAGTTGTATTTAAATCAGAAGCATTAAAATCTAATCTAAAACCACCTGTTCCAAAATAATTATTACCATCCTCATAAAATTCTATCTCACCTACATGGATAGATTCAGTTGTGTTAGGAGTTAAAACAACCCAATGATAACTGTAAGATGTATCTGTTGTAAAATTACTTACAGTTTCTTCAGATATCATCGTTGTATCAGCAAAGTATCTTAAAGAACCTCTTTCACCATTTGTGCTTATAAGATTATCGTTAACGGAAGAGGAGGTGTATAACAAAGTTCCATCTGTAGAATTTGAAGGATTTGAATTGCTCCCATATAATCTGACTGTAAATGAACTTCCGTTACTACCAACAAATCCATATTGAGTTGGAGAATACAGAATAAACCCTGTTACTTTTTTTGAGCTTCCCCAATTTTTACCTATATATGCTCCTGCAGTTGTACCTACATTATATGCTACTGCAGCATTACTGTAAGATTCAAATCTATTTCCGTCAAAAGCACCTGCTAATCCATCTACTTCTGTCATGTCACCGATGGCAGTGCCAGTGTCTTGTGCTATTAAAGATGGTTTGGTGGCATAATTTTTTGGAATCCAAACTCCGTTTTTTAATTCACCAAAAGCTGTTGGGTCTAGTGCATGACCATTAACATAAACATTATAAGAGTGATGACCTGAAGCGTAACTATCGTAATTACCATTATAGTAATTTGCAAAAAGAGTGTGTTGATGGTTGCCACCAAAAGCCAACATTTGACGATGGCTAGACCTTGAATCAATAGACATAGAAGTTACTTCTTCACCATTAACAAAACCTCTTTGTCTTTTAGCTGTAGTTCCATTTGGTGTATCCCAAACCCAAACTATATTGTACCAATTAGTTTCATCCCGGTAAAGAGCATTTGAATGAAAATAATTTCTTCCATAAGCATCAAACGCAAGTTGAAAGTCATTTGCTATGTGAGCAAAGGTAAAATTAACCTCAGAACCACCACCATAAGCATTAAAATAATACGCACCATACGAGCTATCACTCAATAAACTTCCCTTATACCAAGTAGAATAAGTGCCAGTAAATCTATCACCAGTGCTAGGTGTATAATATAAATAAGAGGAATCACCAAAATTCATTCTTAATGATTGTGTTGCCACACCATTATAAAAACCTGTGCTTTCGTCACCTATACTTGATGCAGGTAATAAACTCATCTTATGTTAAAGCTCCTGTTGCACCTACTAGTATTGTATCATTACCACTTGCAGCAGAACAATAATAAGTAAGCATATATGTTCCTGCTGAAGATATTGCTGTTAAAATATCTGCATTTATAGCAACACTAGCGTGAGCAGATACTGTATGACCCCCAGTGTTAATTAGCATAATTGTTCCTGACTGACCTTCTGCAGGATTGGATAAAGTTAAAGTAAAGTTACCTGATGGAGTACACTTAAAGAAGTTAGCAGTTGCTAAATCAAAGTTACCATCATTATCTGTCTCTTGGTTACCTGTTGCTCTACCTGCTACGGAAGCATCATCTCCAACTGCTACGTCACCTGTAACAGTTACACTGTCAACATACGCATCTTTAAATCTAGCACTGTTTGTACCTAAGTCAACATCACTATCTGTCTGAGGTCCAAATACTCCGTCAGATACAAATACTTGCTCTGCGTTTGCAGCGTAGAAGTGTATCTCATCTGCAGTTTCAAAGTCTATCTTAGTTTGGTCATCTTCACCAATCTTTATGTCGGTAGCAAGAAGAGATGTAATAGTTGTTTGTGCTGCATCTATTGCAACATCTATAGTATTATCAGAGTCTTGATAAGTAACAGTAACACCTGTCTCTGTATTACTAGAGAACATAGCACCTGTAGTATCAGAGATAAACTCATCTAATGCTGTTCCATTTACAGTTATAGCGTCTGCTTCTAATGTTCCATCAATATCAGCGTCACCACTAATATCTAAACTTGTTGCTTCTATCTCGCCACTAGCTTTAAATGTTACACCATCTCCTGCACCAACTCTAAATATAATTTGATTGTCTGTGCTAAACTTTATTTGATTGTCTGCATCTCTACCTGCAACTAAGCTAGTATTAAGAACAGACTCTATAGCAGTTTGAGCAGAAGCCATTCTAGCTGCACCCAATGTGCCTGAACCAATGTTAGAAGCGTTAGTAGTATCTGTTGTTGCCGAAGTAGCTAATGATGTACCATTAAGAGTTATGGCATCTGCTTCAAGAGTTCCGTCTATATCTACATCACCACTTACATCTAAAGTGGCAGCATCAAGTTCACCTGTAATGGTAAAGTTTCTTATTCCTGTGTAATCTTTATTAGAGTCAAGTATGACTGCTTTAGAAGCTATGGCAGTACCAACAGCAGTTGAGCCTAAATCTAGTGCATTTATCTCTCCTACTACTACTGTAGCACCATCAAGAATATTTAGTTCTGCTGTTGTAGCAGTTACTCCATCAAGTATGTTTAACTCTGTAGCAGTGGAGGTCACCCCATCTAAAATATTCAACTCTGCAGTGGTAGAGGTTACTCCGTCAAGAATATTTAACTCTGCAGCAGTGGATGTAATCGCTGTTCCGTTTATAGCAAGTTTGTCTGTAACAACATTGAATGTGCCATTGTCTTCAACTCTTGCTACTTCAGTGCCATCTCTCTGTTGAAAAATTATATCTTTAGCATCAACAACAGGTCTAAGGATTACATCACCAGATGAATTAGCAATTCTAAATACCTCTGTTCCGTCATCATCAAATCTAAACTGACCATCACTAGAATCAAAATTTATAACTCCACCAACGTCTAGTGTAAAAGACCCACTATCAGATATAGTGCTACCATTAATAGTAATATCATCTACTGTTAATGATGTTAGTGTTCCTAATGATGTAATGTTTGTCTGTGCAGCAGTTTGTAATGTACCTGCTAATTGTGTAGCAGTTAATCTTCCTGTGCTTGGATTGTAAGTTAAGTTACCATCCATCTCTAATCCAACATTACCTGTGCTAGAAGTTGCACCTTCTACAAAAGTAATTAGATTATCTTCGTTTTGGCTTTCGTTATCTGTAACTAATACGTGAGCAGCATTGGTAGCATCAGTAACAGTAACACCTGCTATAACAGTGTTTAATGCAGTGCCACCTACTGTGATTGCATCTGCTTCAAGTGTACCATCTATGTCTGCATTACCACTAATGTCTAAGGTAGCTGCGTCAAGTTCACCTGAAATTGTAATATTTCTACCACCTGATATGTCTTTGTTAGAATCAGTTATGATAGCTTTACTTGCTATTACAGTTCCGTTTGTAATGCCATCTATTAAGTTAATATCTGCAGCACTAGCAGTAACTGATGTTCCATTTATAGATAATGCATCTGTTTCTAAAGTGCCATCTATATCTACGTTACCTGATATATCTAAGGAAGCTGCAATAAGTTGGTCTACTTGTAAATCTTCGTGGCTAGAACCTAATAATAATTCAAACTTAGGACCTGTTGTATTGTAATTAAGTTTAGCGTCATCTCCACTACCACCTTCAATAGTTATACCTGCACCATTTATTACTGCACTTGTACTATTACCACTATCTAATACAATATTGTGGTCATTTAAATTTACTGTTGTTGAGTTTACTGTAGTGGTTGTACCTGATACTGTAAGGTCACCTGTAACAGTTAAGTTATCTGCTACAGTTACTTCAGATGTACTGTGTCCTAGTGTTATAGCAGTTCCTGATACACCTGTACCAATAGCTACTGATTCACCACCATTACCTGTATCTACAACTAAATAATTATCTGAGCCTTGTTTGATTGTAAAAGCAGTTGCAGAGTTATCAGACACTGCTACATTAATATCTGTTCCATCTGCACTTATAGAGTCAAGTGCAATATCTCCAACATTAGTAATATTATTATCACCAAAGCTAGTGTTATCACCAAATGTTTTATTTGTTAGTGTGGCAGTTGACGATGTTGAAACTAATCTAGCGTCACCACCTGTGCTTGGTAGTGTTAAGGTATTAGATGCACTCTCTGAATGTGGGGCAGCTATTATAATCTGTCCGTGTGAGTTTGCTTCACAGTTTAATTGTATAGCTCCCTGATTATTATTACCTTTTACAACTACCTTTCCTGTTCCATTTGCAGCAAGTTCAATATTAGCATTTGAAGTGGTAACAATATCGTTGCCATTCATGTCTAAGTTACCACCTAGTTGTGGTGTGCTATCATCTGCCACATTTGATATAGCACCTGATACTGCAAGACCTGCAACAAGGGTACTTCTTGTTATTTTCTTTAATCCACCACCAGAAGCATCAACTGCTAACAATGTATCACCACTTGCAACTGTAGATATTTCTGCTAAATCACCGACTGCCGTAGGATTATAGTTCGTACCATCTGCTATAAGTAAATGACCTGCAGTGTTTGTACCCATAGTCAAGTCATCACCTGATATGGTCAAGTCACCTGCAAGTGTTGCATTAGCTCCTGAGAATGTTAATGCAGTTGTAGAACCTGACTTGATAATTAAGTTACCTGAAGAATTAGTTAGAGCAGCATACTGTGTTCCACCATCTTTTAATAATACATCTGCACCATCTGCGTCTAGAACAACATCCCCTGCAGTATCAATTATTAAATCACCTGTGTCGTTTACAATGTAAGAGTTAGTTCCACCATGATATAAGTTTAAGTCTTCACCTGCACCTATTGTTAATCTACCTGAAGAACTGTCTCCTGTTAAATCGTCTGCATCTGCATCTGTATCAATTTTAAGAAGACCACCTGATGTAATGTTAGATGTTCCATTATCAATGTTACCAAAGCCTGATGTAATAGAACCACCATCTAAAGCACCTGTTGCTGTTATAGATGTACCCACATAATTGGCTATATCTGAAGCAGGTATTTGTTTTGTAGTAGTGTCATCAATAATAATAAAAGCATCTGCATCAGCTATAGTTATAGAGGATGTAGATTTAGAAGAGCCATCTAATAAATTAATTTCACTTGCAGTAGAAGTTACTCCATCAAGAATATTTAATTCTGAAGCAGTTGATGTTACACCATCCAAGATATTTAACTCGGATGCAGTAGCAGTAACACCATCTAGTATGTTTAGTTCTGAGGCAGTAGCAGTAACACCATCTAATATGTTTAGTTCTGAAGCAGTTGACGTTACATTTGTACCACCAATATCAAGAGTAGTTACAGATAGTTCACCTGCCACTGTAGCAATTCCATTTGCAAGTGTAATTAAATCTGTGTCATCTGTGTGACCTATTGTAGTTCCATTTATAACAACATCATCAATATCTAATGAGCCACCTGTAATTAAACCTGTAGTCGTTATGGTAGATGAACCTGTATCAATAGTTCCAAAACCTGAAGTAATAGAACCACTATTTAATGCACCTACTGTTGTTACATTTGATAATGTATCTAGTGCAGATTCAAAATAAGTTTCAAAGTCAGTTAATGCAACCTGAACCATTGTTCCATTGTCATTAACAACAACTCTATCTGCATCTGCAAGTGTAGTTGATGTTGCAGAAGTATCACCATCTACTATATTTAATTCAGTAGCAGTGGAGGTTACTCCGTCTAATATATTTAATTCTGCTGCAGTAGAAGTGACTCCGTCTAATATATTCAACTCTGCTGCAGTAGATGTTACCCCATCTAAAATGTTAATTTCTGCTGCAGTAGATGTAATAGAAGTTCCTGCTATTTGTAATGTCGTTGCATTTACTTCTCCACTAGAACCATATATAACTGCTTTACTATTTACGATTGTACCTGCAGATGAACCATCAACTAAATTTAACTCTGATGCAGTTGAGGTTACTCCATCAAGTATGTTCAACTCATCAGTTGTTACTGTAGCACCATCAAGTATCTCAAGCTCTGCTTCTGATATACCTGCAGAGCCTATTGTAACTGTTCCTGCAAAAGTAACATTAGCACCACTAAAAGTCATAGCAGTTGTACTGCCTGATTTAATTATTAAATCACCACTAGTATTTGTAAGAGAAGCAAACTGCGTTCCACCATCTTTAAGTACAATATCTCCACCATCTGCATCTAAAGTAATATCACCTGCAGTGTCAACAACAAATGCACCATCTGTTACTACATCTAATTGTCCATCGGTAGTTGAACTGATGTGTATGCCTGTATCTCTAAATTGTAACTTCTCTGTAGAAGCAATAAGTATGTCATCACTAAATTCAAAATAATCTTCGTCTTCTCTCCATATTAAAACACCATCAGAAGTTTCACCATCAAATGTAACTGTTATATCTGTTCCTGTAGTGGCATCACCTACTGTAATTGAAGTGCCAAGCAACTTTGTAATAGGACCACCTTCGTTGGCTGTGCCATCGTGTGTATGTCCTGTGGCAGCCTGAAACGCTGCAAGTAATTGATTAAACTCATCATTAGTATGAGCTGCGGTTATTACATCTCCGTCACTATAAGAGGATTGTCTAGTATACGTTGTTCCCATTTATCTTCTAGCTCCTGTTTGATATTCTAACTGAAATCCTTTTAATGAATATGGTGCAGTAGAACCACCATCATTAACTCTCAATGCAACTGCAAAACCTGAACCCTCAACAGATTGTCTGAAGAGAGGTCTTGATGTTCCACCATATGTTCCTTTTAAACTAGAACTTGTTCCATATGTAGATGTTCCATATATAGCTGCAACATCTTCTGAATCTAAAGGATAAGCTGCAGGTTGAACTGCATCTCTAGATTCATAATCATATCTTAAAAATAAATCTGAATCTATTGATGATTCAGGCTCAAAGTTTACAATAACACGTTGCATATGTTTACGTATGCCTGCATCGCCAAATGTTAAATCAGGACTTCTGTATTTGCCACTAATTATTGAGCCATCAAAATCATCTCCTGATTCTTGTCTATATATAAATCCATTTGCAAAATCACCATGTAAAACTATTACATTTCCTGAACTTATAAAAGTATCTGTAGCAGATGGTTTGATTCCTTTTAATTTAGAAAACTCAAAACCCTTTTGTCCTTTTAGAACACAAATAACTCCTTCAGTAGTTCCCTGTGCCTCTCCTGTTTTTGAAAAGAATATTCTATACTGAGTTTTATCAGGTATGACTACAGAATCAAACTCTCCTGCATCATCTAAATTTTCATCAAATAAACTTTGAACATTAGCACTTATAGTTCCTAATTCAACGTCACCAATTCTTGCAGTACCTGCAACTGTTCTTAATCCATCAGGACCTAGAAATATTAAATCCCCTGCAAATTCTTGAATTGTATTACCATTAATACATCCTATATCTCTTGTTACTGCAGTTATAGCAAAATTACTAGTTGATGTTCCTGACAGTTTAAATATTCTGTTTTCACAAAAGATAAATAAATTTTCTCGGAAAACTTTTAAACCTGTTATAGTATCATCAACTTTAATACTTCCTGCACCACTTTCTGTAGCAAAGTTGTCTTCATCAAAAGGTACACTAAACACTATCTCTTGTTTAGAGCTAGACATACCTGCATAGAACATATGTTCTTTAAATGCTTTTACAAACTTTGCACCTGTTACTGCAGTGCTTACTTCCCCACTACCTGCTGAAGTTACATCTGTTGCAGAAAAAGAGCCACTAATTGTATCAAATACTGTTGGTGCATTTGTTCCATCTGCTACAATTAACTTGTCATTACCATCAAAGTTATATCTTTCAAAAGTATATTTACCTGCACTCGTTCTACCACTATCTACAGTAGTCCAAGATGAACCTCCTGCATCTGCAGTAAATATGTTTGTTCCTCTTGCTGCTACAACTTTATCTGCAAAGGTAGCGACCATTAATATTTTTTCTGATGTGTCTGAGGTATGAGGAACTACTGCAGTTACATATTTACTAAATCCATTTATTCTTCTATAACCACCTTCAATATCAGGCTCAAAGTTTTCTAGTTCTAATGCTTCACCCGGTTGCATCATAAAGGTAGACCTGTTAAGAACTAAGCCACCTTCGCAGTTAAATGCAACAGGAGTTACTTGCGATAAATCAGCCATTTTAGTTTAGCCTTGCGTTAAGCGTGTTTGCTCCGTACGTTCCTGCTCTAGGTATATAAGTAGAACGAACATATTGAAATTTGTTTACTAATAAAGTTTGCATATTTTTTATACCTTGTTCAAACCTTTGAAAATTTAATTGATATTGTTGTGTTTCACCTCTGTATTGATAAACAAAAGCAGTTGCTCCATCTATTATTACTGCATCAAATCTTTCAGGTATACTTGTTGTGTCTGTTGATGCAGACATATCAGATGGAAAAGTAAAATGGTCAAATTTAATTGAATATGACCTGTTTGGAAAAGGATAAAGTAAATAATTATTATCAGGTGTTCTAACTACGTGTTCAGGAACACCTCCTTGGTCAAATTGTGCTACAGTCACACCACTTGCATGAGATGAAGCAGTAGTGCCACCTGCACCTCTTGTACATCCTGTAAATGTAGTGCTTGAACCTATTGCAGTATATGTTATTTCTTCATTACCTATATGTAAAGTACCACTAGAATCAAAACCTGATGTACTAGTAACTGTTATTGTTTCTACACTATCTGTGTGAGTTGTACTAGTTGTAGTTGTATTTATTTCATCTTCTTGGTCACTAACAGCATTAATGTATTCATTATAGTCTAACTGTGCTAGTCTATATCCTGAATTACCTAAGTCACTATCTTTTACAATTCTAAACGTATGATAATCCACTGTCTTAGCAGAAGTGGGTATACTGTATCTAACCACACCTGCAGTTAAAGTTTTTGTTTCTGTTGAATGATTAAAGGGATAGTTAAATTCTCTTTGATTAATATATCTCACAGCCTCATTGACTGCGTTTTTTGCTTGAGACTGTATTCCTCTAGCAGAAGAGAATGTTGCAGAAGTTAACGCAACTTCATTTAATCGTGCTAATACATTATTTGTTAATGATAAGTAGGTTGCTGACATTTATAATTCCTAAGTGTAAAGAGGAGCAAGTTGCCCTGCTCCTCTAAATAGTTATGCTAACTGGTCTCTATCAACCTCGTCAGGCTTATCATCTAAGCCATGACCTGCTAAATCAATAACAGTGGCATACATTCTAAGTCTGCCTGTAGCTGGAGC